AGTGTGATGAAGGAAGTGTATCGCTTGAAGAGAGTGCGGAAGAGATCGCAACACAGGACACCGGCAGTTTCAACTCTCTTGTTGATATAGTTATCGCGATCGTCCTCTTCTCGGATCTTGAGGTGGGTGGACAGGAGTTTGTTCACCATGTGACCAAGAAAGTACGCCTTTTCCTTCACAGTCGTTGTGACACCAAAGTGTGGGAAAAGTTCACTCTCAACAACCTGCCAGGCGTAATCACGACGCTCGCAATCCTTGAGCGTGTGCATGGCAAACCTCCCGATGTAGTTCAGAGCAGCCTCCTGGTCGGGGATGAAATACGAATCGCGGGAAATCAACTTGATCAAAATTTTCGCTTTGTCTACACGAAGTCCGATAAGGTCTGCGATCTCCTCGTCAGTTGTATAACCCATTGCCTTAAAGACAACTCCAATAGGGAGTTGATCCTTGATATACGGAAGAGAGAAGACCAACTTCCTCTTGTCCCGCCCGATCATAACCTGAACAAGAACAGAGTGTCCTGTTTCCTCTGACATGCTTCTGATCTCGGCAATATATTCCATCTTGCTGTCCGGCTTCTGTGGAATAACAAGAACCTTGTTGTGGGTGTTTCTCAACTGCGAGATGAGAACACGCTCCTTACCTCTGATCAAAAAGTACCCGCCCTGATCATATTCACACTCACCGTTTTGGATTCTTTCATCTGGAGTGTTGGCTGTCAAATGACAGCGACTGCTTCGGAGCATAATAGGAGTCCTCCCAATAACAATCCTTCGATGAACTGTAGTCTCGGTGTCCGCCCCTTCGGCTTCAAATGTCTCCGTGACATCCGCGTATATAGGGGAGTCGTATGTCAAATCCCTCTGTCTAACTTCGGCTGGATAATAAACCTTCCGCAACACCCTGTCCTCCTCGATGACAGTCGGTGATGGGATATATACATTGTCAAAAGAGACTGTGTACAGTTCCCCTGGCTTTTGAGAAATAATAATATCAGACTCCTCGTCCAGAACCCGAGGTATACCAACGTCAATATAGTCGTTAAACGAATCGATTTGGTGGGTGATGAACCCTTTTTTGTTGAAGTGATCTCCAAGAATATCCCAGTTATGAGTTTCTGACGTCATGGTTGATTAGATTGTATTGAGATCTTTTAAAAAATCAAATTTGTATTTAGTCTGAAAAAAAAATTGAAAATAAACAAAAACGACTCGTGATATAAACCACAACATGTCTATTGTACCCACCAAAATGAATAAGGTTAACACCGAGGTCACTCCTCAAGATATTATGATGATTGTCGATGAATCTGGAAGCATGGAGTCGATGGGTCAAGAGCCTGTGATGGCGGTCAATGCCTTCATCTCCGATCAGAAGAAGGTCTCTACCGGAGACGGAACAACATTCACACTATGGAAGTTCAACAGCAAAGTAGTCAAGGTTCTTGATGATGTTCCTATTCAGGACGTCGGCGAGTTCGGGGATTATGAACCCGACCTCATGACGGCCCTCAACGACGCTGTCTGCATGGCAATCAAGAACAAACTTCTTTGCGAGAAGAACCGCAACGTGGTGTGTGTTATACTCACGGACGGGATCGAGAACGCATCCCAAACGTTCAAATCTTCGGACTTGAACGAGTGTATTTCGTCTGCGAAAAAGGAGTACGGGTGGACTTTTATCTACCTTGGTGCGAACCAGGACGCGTTCTCCGTTGGCGGAAGTATCGGGGTTGGATATCACAACTGCGCAACATTTGATTCAAGCATTCCCGGTGAACTCACCAGGCTCGCTCGACAGACAAGTTGTGCGGTATCTGAATACCGACGTGCATCTATGACCTCTCAAATGGATGGTACAGATATGCCCACCATGAACCTTCGGTCTGCCACCTGTCCAGTACTATCTACCACCGATCTTCCGAAAATTGGTGTCCATAGGAATGTCACCAATCTACCCCCGATGCCACCTTCTTTTAGGAGTGGTACTCCTCGCAAACTTCGCCGATAGATATTAACGAGCCCTACTAACATTTTGCACATAAGATGTCACCTTTGAAAATCTTCATAAGTATATGAAGATTTTTTACACACGTATCCAACCACTAGAATTTCTCTTTAGAAAATGCTTCATACGTCCCCATATTTGTTGTTATTGGTTTACTGAACCAATTCGCGGCTTTTACTAATTCTTTTACTTGTTTATTACGATCATTCTGATCTACCGCTTTCATTAGTTTGGTTTCGTATATTTTATAGTTATTAGGGTGTGCCGCCCTACATAAATCTTTGAACGAATGTTTACAATACGATGGCATTTTTTTAGTTTTAAGGTATAATATTAGAAACTAAATGATTAAGTGTAAAATAGGTTTAATATCTCTTCCTCTTGATGGAAATATGGATTTTTGTGTTCATTTAGGTGAAGTTTTTGACAAGGTAATAAAAAATGACAAAAGAGCGTTATATGAATTACATTCCAATTTACGTTTCTTATATCCTTTGAAACTAGAAATAAACGACACTTCTATAGTTCCAGACAATTTAGAAGATATAAGATATTTTCAGATCAAATATAAAATGACTAGAAAAGTATATATTGATAACCCCCGTAAGAATAATACATACAAATACAGGAAACCGCAATTATATGATATAACCTGCATGACACCGTTATTTACGGACGAAATACCGAGAAGTGTGTGTCCGGTGACTACGCATAATAAAACCCGCGTTTTTGTATTATTACCGTATTTAAGCCCTGTTGTTAGAGGTGAATTAGTCGATAGATGTTTGACTATGATTTCAAACGAGACAACGGGTGTCTTTTTCACGATGGGGAAAAATAAGGGTTCTAATGTGAAAAGTACTTGTGATTTGTACAGGAGATATCTTCTAACTTGTGGGGTAGAAGATTCTAACATTAACAAAACCGAATATGATGAATTTCCAGATTGTATATCAGAAACTCTTGTTTTTGTCGATTTGATTGTGGGGAGTGTTGATCATGATATTTACATGTGTGTTTCTACCGAAGAGATTGGTAATCTTTTGAACTGCGTTAAACTTCTAACTAAGTTAGGGATGTTAAAAACACCCGTTAAGTTCATTTGTAACTAATTCTTATTTTCAACTTTGATGTCTTAAATGTTGGTGTGTTTTCAATCCCGACTAGGTTGATGTTGTGGTTACAAACCTCTAAGTGTTTCAGTTGTGTTAAACTGGACCACTTGATATTAATGGCATTTGAGTCGTAGATTATGGCACTTGTGATGACTATTTTTTCGGTAACTGTTCCTTTTGGTGCTATTATTTCTTTGTCTGAAAAATTACATCTGGCGAACACTATTGTTTTTGGCCATTTAATAGGGATCCAGTTGTATGGATCATCAACATTGTCTAGTTTTATGTAGTTGAGTGATAACTTGTGGGTAAAACACCTGTTTATATATTCCATCATATCTGTGTCGTACCTCACGTGTATTTTTTTTAGATACCCAAAATCTTTTCCTATTTTGGACATCTCTTTGCAGGTTTGGAGGAGGGAAACAGACTCTTTGTTTGTTTCTACAAACCCCCAAATGTATAATGTTATATCAAGGGGTAGGGATTTTAAACACATTTTTCAAATTTCATTAAATGTCAACATAAGCATTCAAATAAATTTAAAATATAAACGTAAATAAAGTAAAATGCCGAAGAAGAAAACACAAATGGAAATTCTTAGGGATAAATTAAAGAAACAAAAGCAGGTCAAATCAAAGGCCATAAAGTTAGCGAAGCACAAGAAAAAGGCTGATTTTATACCTACCCTGAAGAATCTCAAAAACGCCGGGGTAGAGGAGACCGCTTTACGTGAATTCTTTACAGAACTTGTAGAAACCCCTAATAATGAAGTTATTTCTTCAATAAATGAGTTTACAAAAGCAAAACACAAGGGGGCGTGGTCTAGAACTCAATTTTTCGAAAAGTTAACAACTATTCTACCGTTTGATTTGATTAAGCCGTTCGCGGTGGCGTATCTGGAACAAGATTTTTATCCAGCCAAGGAGTTTTTGGATTCTTACACTAAACGGCCCAAGGTAGCCGCTCGTCTCAAGAGAATATCGCAACAGGACGATGATGATTATGATAAAAAATTAGCGGATGAAAAAGCAATAGAAATAGAAAGGAAACGTCTGAGAGATATTGAAAGGGATTTATTTCCCGATAACTTTGATGCCGATGATTATTACAATGATATTGACGAAAAAGGGGGTGGTGGTAAAGGAAAATTATCAGACCTTGTAAACAAACCTAAACGACAGACCAAGCATATTGACGCAGATGGAAACATTGTAGACCGACCGGGTAAGAAAAAAGACGCCTACAAATACGACATTAATCTTGAATTGTCAGGATGCAAAACAATGTATAGTTCAGCCCCGTGGCTGACAGAGAAAGTTATCGGATTATATATATCAGAAATTGACGGGTTCGACGCAACCGATTATAAATCTATTAAACCAGACGCTTTTGAGAGTAATGGTTACACATGGGTTAGAGTGAATAAGAATTTCTACAACCTCTTATGCAGTCGGGCAAGACGTGTTCAAACTGGTGACATTATGTCGTTTATACTCAGTTCTGGATTATTAAAGTTCCGAATTGGGTATAAAACATATAGTGGACTGATCGTTCAGGATGAAAATATATACGCAACCGAGATAGAACATAAAAGACTTTACAACTTGTCCATTGCTGATAAGATTAAAGGGATTCTAGACGAACCTGTTACTACCGAGATAGAAAACAGAGGTAAAAGTGCCTTGTCTCATTCTTTGTTGCGGGTTGGTCCAGATGTTGATGATTACAAGCCAGACACTCTTTACATCAAAGAGGCTATATCAGTAATATCGAAGAAAACCAAGACTGTCAGAGAATTTGCCGAATTACTTGCGAATACAACTGTCTACCTCAGTTCGATAATGGGTGGTATAAGTCAGAATATATTTATTAAAAGAGTAGCCAAAGAATATTATCTCCCCGAAATATTAGTTACTCTGTCACCGCCAGAAAAATTACCTGAAATTTTTGATGATCCCAGAGTTGGTAAAGTTATTGAAACAAGGGCGACTAATCTTGTGGCACAAACGATAAATACTATAATCAATGATTTTGCTAAAACTATTTACGGAAGTAGAAACCCTACCGAACGGTCACTAAATAGTCGTAGCACTTCTACTTTTGTAAATCTTCCTATCAGCGAATGGGGAGATGCATGTGTTAATGCAATTGATATAGAGGATGAACCACCAGAGAATATTGTGTACTACAAGGAAAATGGAAAGGTTTATTGTTTGAAAATAGACGAATTATGGGACCGGTTTCTTGTTCTTGATCACACTAACCCAATAACGGGTGTTGAATTGAGCGATGAATTTATATTTAGGTTTGAAAATCTGTATAATTTAAATGTTTCCAAAAAGGGATACGAAAACAGAGATAACTATGATAACTATGATGAGGGTGATGAGGGTGATGAGGGTGATGAGGGTGATGAGGGTGATGAGGATGATGAGGATGATGAGAAATCAATGCCTGTTTTAGCATATGGGTTGCTTGATATGATTCTGAGAAACATAATAGATATGGAGGAAGATCTTATTGACGATGATGGTGATCACAACGAACATAGAGAACGTGATGGTGACAGTGATAAGGATGGTGACAGTGATAAGGATGGTGACAGTGATAAGGATGGTGACAGTGATAAGGATGTACCTGATAACTGGGAAGACCACATGACACCTAAAAAAGAGTCTCCTGTGAAGGGGGGTGAACAACTAACAGATGAGGATGTCTGTTTGTATTGTAACAAGCATATTAAACAAAAAGAGGGCTTGAAATCTTTGGTCGAGCATGAAGATGGTGGTAAATTGGTTAGATTCTGTGATTTCAAATGTTTTGAAGGTCAAGATAAGTGGCCTAAACTGAAAGTAAAGAGGAAGGGAAAAAAGAGTAGGGGGACGAAGAAGACGACGAAGAAGAAGACGACGAAGAAGAAGTAGGATTTAAAACAAAGAACTAACATAGGAAAATGGACTACACTAAATTTAAATATTATACGTACACCGAGTTAAAAACAATAGCATCTGATATGGGATTGAAGATAAGAAGGAGCAAGGATTGTTTGATGGGTGATATTATTGAAGGTTTGAAAGAATACGAGCAATACAAAAAAGATAAATTGGATAAGTATACACGGGTTAAGCAACTTGGTGAAAGTGGTAAGGAGGGTACTACTTATTTAGTAACAAATGATTCTGGTGATGAATATGCTATGAAGACTTTTCGTAAACAGAAGTCTTCGGCTACTTTACGAAAGGAGGCTGATTTACAGAAAATGGCAGCAGACGAGGGTATTTCTCCGAATATTGTGGATATAGATACAGTGTCTAAATATATTGTTATGGAAAAAATGGATAAACATCTATTAAAATTAATGACAAAACAACAAGGCGATCTTAAAAAGTCGCAACAAAAGCAGATTATATGTATTTTCAAGAAACTGGACAAGGCTAAGGTATTTCACGGTGATTCTAATATCTTAAACTATATGTTCAAAGGTAAAAAGATGTATATTATTGATTTTGGAATGGCTAAGGAGATAAACACCGGATTAATTAAAAAACTGGGAACTACTACTCCCAATATTGACATAATGACCCTTGGTCTTGTTATAAAGTTGAAGGAACTAGGATGTCCCCCAACATCGTACAAATATTTAACACCCCACTTATCGGAGGAGCAACTTACTCGGTTTAATTTGTAAAGTTATTAATTGTAAATTTTAGAAATTTACAATACGAATGATTTAAATAGAAACAACTACAAATAAATGATACGTAAACATTGGTGGGAAAAGAAATGGGGTAAAGATAAACTTTGTGGTATCACCCATACTAGATTAAGGCCTGGAAAAAATCGGAACGGGATATCGTATACAGTTACTTTGAAGTGCAATCATTCTTTTTACAGCAAAGCTTTAATAGAATGGTGTAAGCATTGTACGAGCGAAGAACCAACATGTCCGTCGTGTAGAGCATCATTTAATGTGTTTGAAATTTTTATTAAATGATTAAATTGGTGCGTTACCAGAGTATATATCATATATGGTCGTACCTTTACATAATGAATGAACTTTGTTAACTATCTCAACATGTTCTGGCTTTAAAGTTATGATATCCGTTTTCTTGTTAATACAATCAAATACACAAATAGTTGTTTTATCTGTGTATATGTAGTTATCCGGTAGATTTGTTTCCACCGCCGCATAAATCTGTTCTGTTGATTTGAGAGGTAGTTTCTCGTATTCCCTTTCCTTTACTTTCATACGCGTTGATACAATATCATACATAACACCTTCTATGTTACGTGAAAGCAATAAAAGCGCGCACAACATTTTTTCACAGTGAAGACTTTTAGGTACACAGAATTTACTAACCTCCGATATACTTTTGTACACAGATTTGTGAAATGTTGTTATTGCGTTTTGTCGCGACGATTTACATGTATACCCAGCCCTTACGAATCTGGCTGCGTTAACAACACATTTGAGAATGTACAGATTATAGAATGGGTTTATTATTTCATTTTCTATTTTTACCCACTCGGATAAAAATGTTTGGTAATTAACCCCTATTGTACTATAATTTTGTTCCTCCAAAGGGAGAATGATAAGAGACTGTAGTAAGTCTATACAATAGTGATCATACTTTTCGAACAATAGCGAGTCTTCTGTATATTCGCTCATCATTTCAGTAACGTAATCGGATGCACTTTGATCGTTAAAATCATCCCACCCAGAATCCCAGTCTATTTTAAGAGGATTAAACATATTTCTAACCATTCTTCTTAATTTTCGACTTTTACTACTTTTCCGTTTGTCCTTGATTTCCCCTGAAACAGTGACTAGGAACAGTTTGGGGTCTGCAACCCAGTCAAATCTATCGCTCATGAATCCAACGTCTGTGTGACCCATGCTAGCCCATAGGGGTCCGTCCTGCATGTCTTTTACGTATGAAAATCCAAAGTCTATAATTACAGGGTAATGCCCGTTTGTTGGTACTGCGAATTGGTTTGATTCGTCTAGTACGTAGAGGAATACGACATCTTTCTTACATTTTTTCATCATGATGTTAAAAGAGTGGAGATCGTAGTGGCTTAATTCTTTTTCTTTTTGGGCTATAGTGATTGCCAGAAGAACCTGTTTTATGGTTGAGTACAGGACATCTTCGTGTATTTTGTTTGATCTGATGTAATTATAGAATTTTGAACTCTTGTCAACATATTCGCACAGCATCGCCTCTTTTTCTATTGGGTATTTGCTTTTGATTTCGAATGGATTCCCGGCTTTATTGTATTTAGGTTCAACTTTACACATTACCCTACCTATTGATTTACAAAAATGAGGACAGAAAGGCGCTATATCGTTCAAAGATCGCATTACAGTCTCCTCGTGTTGAACAAGATAATTAATGTATTGTGATATCTTGAAAACGATTTTAGTTTTTTCGTTATTTTTCAATGAAAGTAAACCAACGAGTCCTTGTTTTCCGGGTTTGTCAAATGTCTGACTGAAAGTCAACCATTCGGTCCATTGTTTATCCTTGTTTTCTTCATATAATGATACTAATTCATCGTACCCAGATATTTTCCCTAACGGAGATACTTTTGACATTTTTATATTTCATCCTGAAACTTTAAGTACGGTTTAAGAATTTCTTCAAACTACTATAAAATTATGCCAACTACTACAAGAAAACGTAGTAAGAGAATTAGCCGTTCATCCAGACTTCGCAAATACGAGGTTGCCTATGACGCTTGTGTTAAAAAAGCATTGAAACGTACTAAAAAACCAACCAGAAGTCCACGAGGGAAAAAGGTTCTGACAAGTTCGCGAAAGAAAAAAACAAAACCTGTCAAAAGCCCAAGAAGGAAAAATATTATCACCTCTCCTAAGAAAAGTAAAATAATAAAGACACCAACCAGGAGAAGTACAGTTCGAACTATAAAAAGAGCAGATACCTCCAAAAAAACAAAAAGACCTTTAACGACCTATCAAAAGTTTGTACAGTCTGAAAGTAAAAAAAATAGATACAAGGGTATGAGTTCTAAGGAACGGATGCAGAGTATCGGTGCCGCGTGGAAAGAAAAAAAATAATATTTAGTGTATTCAAAATGAAAGTGAATACACTAAAATTAGCAATAATAGGACCCGAATATATCGGGAAGACCAATTTATGTAAGGAAATGACAGGACAGGACAAAGCATCAACGTATATTGGAACTATAGGCGTTGATTATTTACACAGAACAATACCCGGGACAAAACTAACAGTTGGATTATGGGATTTATCGGGTGCCAAAAGGTTTGAGACAATTATAGAAAGTTTTGCTAGAAATAGCGACATTCTTATGTTTGGATTTAGTTCGGAAGACAAAGGTTCTTACAATTTAATGATGGAATTGTACAACAGATTCTCAGATAATTATTTTTTACGAAAAAAGGAAATTATCGTTATAGCAACGAAAACAGATTCCTCTAAAAGTTATGAAGGATATAAAGAAGATGGGAGTTTAGCCGCAACCAAAATGTCATGTAAATTCATAGAGACAAGTTCTGTAACCCGTGCTGGAATAAATGACATCTTCGATATCTGCAGAAGCCATTATGACAGAAACATTGATCCGCAAAATTTTAAATTAGAGAATGTTGATCTAAGTGACCCCACGTTAAAAACCCCATGTTACATTTGCTAGACTGATTTATGGCTACACTTTTAATTCATATTTAACAAGATGCATATTAAAAGTAATAACAATGAGTTGTAAACGCGTTCTAGAGGCTGGAAAATTAATCCACACGAATATAGCAGTTAAGTTATCTGATGATTTGCTTATTGGGATTGAGCACACCAAAAAGATATCACCTGAGTGTAATGTGGCATCTGTCTCATTTCAAGAGGAGAAGGCTCTTCATATGTCAAGCGAAGACAAACTACGGGTTGTCCTTAATGACCCAAAGTTCGGTATGTTCTCACTTTTTAAGTATCACTGGAACAAAGGGTACTTAAACGATGCAATGATGAGAAGCAATACCGTCTATTGCACTCACATCTTCTCTCTGTATTTTGCTCTGCCTATTCTCGTGTTCTTTTCTCAGTGGATGATGTATATCGCTCTTATTGCCAACGAACACGCTAGTTTTGATGGCAATTTTTGTCCGAACAAATCAAAATGGTATCACAAACTGCTTATGTCTGGGATATCTATTATGTATTTTATAAAAAGTTTTGTCGTTTGGGACAACCTCACCAAGCGGATTAAACTTGACAAGGTTTATCCTTGTCTGGATATATGGGTAATGTTTGATACGTTTCAGGAGTTCATATTCAATATTCTTGTTTACGGTGCAAACATCTGGATTGTTTTTGTAGAATCTGACATTCAAGATATGATTCTAAACTCTATCGCAATGGAGTTTCTCATGCAGTTTGATAACGAGTTTCAGGCATTTTACTTCAATTATCTACCAGGTGCTGCCGAGGAAATATACGACGATGTTTTTGTTACCCCTCAAGATAACCGAGAACTCATTATGAAGAAAATGGAGACGTCTAAATCTTTCCGAATAATGAGGTATTGTACTTACATTCCATTTAAAATTATAGTTTTATCTTTGATTTTATTCCCTGTTATCTGCCTCTTTATGATATTCTACGCCCCGATCTGTAAATAAAATAGATTTAAAAGCATATTGTACATATATAGGAATCGTTCCACAGTCCGAAATTTGACGATATGCCAGAATGGTTAATGGGATAGATTTGAAATCTATTGGGCTTTGCCCGTCCGAGTTCGATCCTCGGTGTCGTCTTTCTAAAAACTTTAAAAGTTTTTAAAACCTATTTACAGTACAAATCATACTTGCTCGTATCGTTAAACTTTTTAGAACAATTCTTCTTATTCTTGAAAACCCTTATATCATCTTTCACTCCCTTCTCTGAACACAATGATGCTAAAAATTCATCCGTCAACACTGGCTTATCTATAGGAAAATCAACATACGTTATTTTGTTCTCAGGAAACATATCACCCAAAACATTATCGTGTAAAGGTATTAACGTGTGACCTCGTATATTTTCAACACTATCACCCAATTTTATAGACAAATAATCCTCAACATCTATCATTATAGATCCACTAAAGAAATTGTAAATAACACCCCCGTCCTCCATCTTTAACTCTCCCGCTGATATGATCTTCTCGTCTCTTGAAACATCCCGAAGTATACAGAAATGCTTTGAACCTATCTCTGAAGGCATAATTTCAGACAATCGTACAATAAACTTTTCTTTAGTTTTAGTTAAAATAAATGTATACGATCCGTCTATCGGAGAATCTCCCCCTGAACTCGGGAGTGTATACATTTTTACTAGACTGCAATAAATTATATCAGAAGAATACTTTATACCGATAACCTTATGATCACCCATATCTTCACATAAAATTGGCTTGAACTTTATAATATGCCCCCATGTAGATAGGTCAAACGAAATATTATCACCCAACTCGTTCATTTATAATATTACCGTATTATTATAAAATTTAGTATGTTTGAAAAGGAAATTTGAGGGTATAAGAAAATAGTTTATTTTCTTATACCCTGTTAAAGATATAAGAAAATAAGAAAAATGACAACAACAATAAGCGATCTTGTGGACGGTATATCTCCTGATATAGGAACAGACACAGACAATCTTCAAGAAATAATTCTAGATTTCTCTCTAGAATTGGAAACCCGTATAAAGGCTATTGAGGAATATTACGAAATTTTTGCCGATGAAACTCTTGACCTAATTAACAAGTTGTCAGGAATGTATCAATTTAGCGGAACTAAACTTCTTGAAAAATTTTTACATCGATTATGTACCCACGGGAATTTATCTACATTTCTCAAACTAGAGGCGGCGAAGAGTTTAATTATGTTCGAGGAAAATTTGGAAGGGAGTGACAGTAATGATGATGAAGAGTTTGCCCTTATTAAAAAGGAAAGTGATGAGAAAATTAAGAAACGAAATACGATACGATTAAAATCTTCTTACAAAGCGCTTGACTGCGTGTGTTACGACCTATCGGATATACAAACACCATGTAGAGTTGAAGCCGTATGTTTGCTAATGAATTCAGCAGATCACCAATCATACGCAAACACATACTTTAAGGAAATTATTTGCGATACAAATATTGATTGCGATTTTAGATACAACACAATCTTATCTTTAGAAAATAAAGATATACTAACACTCGACTTTTTTATAATGAATGCATGTATGGTATTTTCACAAATGACAAAAAATATGTCGTACTACAGAATACTGTCTTCCCAATATCTCCTACAGAAATGTAAAATACAAGAAAAAGACAGGAGGGTTATAGAATCAATCCTAGCATCTTTCGCACAGGATAACGAACTAGATTATAATCTGAGGGCTGACGCAGCAGATGTACTACTTAGCCTTGGTACAGAAAATATGAAGGTACTTGGGCGGGAAATAATTATGCTTCTAGGTAGAACAAATGGACAGGTTAAAACTGTTTTTGATAATGCTCAAAATGTACACACGAGTGCTATCGAAGAATCTGTTCTAGAAACCCTTGAGTTTCTTGCCGGTATACCACTCAAGAGGATTGGGGATAATGATATAACGTTTGATTACGTGAAGGGGCAGATTACAAAAATGTTGAAAGAGAAGGTGGAGTCTTTCACTTCCGTCTGTAAGAAGAGATGTAAACATTCTAAATGTAAATTCTGTCAAGGATGTTCGAAATCGAAAAAGAAATACACAATTTCAGAAACAGAACATATATTCTGTAACGATACTTGTTATGAGGAATTTAATAGACACGATAAAATAATCATTTCGTTGAATCGTATTCTTATGGACCGGGCACTATACTCCAAATACAATAACAATCTGGTAAACATTCTGCTCAAGGTATGGACATATCTCACAGACCACGAATCGGAAGATGTGATGAAAAATAGACTTGTTGAAGAACTGGAAGAAATGTCTGGTACCTGCTCGTCTGGGTTTTCAACCCGTTTGATTAATGTTATGTCTGGGTTCGGACAGTTTAACATTAGGATTTCGTGGGAGGATCAAATAGTTGCTAATCTGTGTGGACGTTTGAATGCGCTAGCAATGAAGATAACGGAGGAGGGGAGTGTTTTTTACACTACAAAATCGAATGATGTTGTTAAACTATGGCTTGATATTAACAAAGGTGTGTTCAAACGGGATGTTTTGTCTAAATACATATCAGAACCGTCTAAACCCAGTATTCACATTATGATAGAAGAATATAAGAATGATGATACATTGAAAGTATGTGTTGATGATTTTTCTGAAAATGTTATCAGTGAAATGACTGTAACATCATCCGCTCACGGGGAAAAACTAAACTATTCATTGTTTTTTAGAACCCACATAATGTCTATACGATCGGAAATGTTTGAGGAATTTAAGGATCATATACAGGAGTCTGATTTTGATATTTGGTTTAGAAACGGAATTAGTAAGTATGAGGGTGCTTAATCTTTACTAGGTTGTAGTCTACTTTCCGAGTCTTCTGATATTAAAATCCAATCTAAATCTTGGTAATCGTCGTCTTCTTTTTTAACTGGTGGTGATATCCATCTGAATACCGTGACAACACCATTCCCAACGGATATTACACTTTCTACAATACCGACGTATTCATACGCCTTGTACACTAAATATCCATAAAATACGTAACTATACATCTTCTTAATACTTTATACTTTTTTTCTTCTTAATAATAAATGAACGATCAATATACCCCAACTATAAACGAGTCAAACGTTTCTAACATAAGACAACAAATTGCTATGAAAACCGGATATATGCCATATCACTCAACCGGTAACCACGCCAGTCAGGTCACAACCGATTACGACACATTTCCATACAAAAGATGGTGGAGAGGAGTACCAGATTCGGAAATACCTATTGTTGCAGAAAGAGAGGCTGGTGTTAGACGTCAGAAGAAACATTGCTACACCACTAATACCAGCCCAATTACCGTACCCTATCCTAATCATTGTTTTTCTACCGCATCTAATGTGTCATTCCCTTGTTATCCTGAATATCTTAAGAAACATTCCGACAGAGCATTTATGGATACGGTTCTTAACAAGGCGTGTTTACCACTTAACTACAGATAATTATCTAATACTATTATAGTATTAGATCAAAAACATACTAGGTCTCAAACTATATTCACCCGTTAAAGGGTTTAGAAAATAGTTGTCATATTCAAATTATTGTTAAAATAATTAGGGTTGGTTAAGTATATTTTAGAATCTAGATATTTAGTCTCCTCCTCAAAAACTAGATTCCTCCATACTGTAATCACCGAACTTCATACTCTTTACACCTCCCGTCGGGATCATGTGACCATACATTTCATATCCCTTGTAACCACCCCACCCACCAGACATAAGAAGCATAATAACCCCAATACCGATAACAAGACCTGATGTACCCTTGGCATCCTCGCACCCCGTGTTCTTAGTCTGCTTGTCTACAACAGAACCCAGAGCGATAAGAACAATACTAAGAAGGAAAGTAAAACCCATATACCCGACCGTCGAAAAAGCACCGACATCCTTACAAGCGCACTTGGCGTGGCATGCCATATAAGAAAGAGATGATACAATAGCAACCACACCGATTACAAGTATACCTCTGTTCGCATTACGCAAGTCCTCGGACTCACAATTCTTCTTAATCTTTTTCAAGATTTTACCGCTAGTTACAGTCAACACAATTCCAAGAAGGAAGATTAGGACCATGAAAATCATATTATTCATCATCTTATTTTATTTACACCCATATTTTTCTAATATTTTTTAATTAATATTAGAAAGTTTCTCTGTTTTTACAGAATACCTCAATCTTGCTTTCTCACAACTACAAAGTTTACAATATATCTTATGACCATCCCGTGACTTGTGAAATTCAGAAATATTTTTTCATTTATTTAATAGACTGCAACACTCCGCATTTCTCCATATTAGCAACCATCTCATCAACTTCATTATCCTCCTTCTCTGCTTCAAACCCTTCAAAATCAGACTCTGATTCAGTATCAACATCAAGGCGTTCCTCGATTTCGTCAAAACACCCCCGAATGATTTCAAGGAAATAGTAATAAGTATCTCTCATGAAATCGGCGTGAATACCAGACATGATCAATTTTCCCGAATGGAACACAAGGAAGGTGTTATACCTATCTGCCTTAATTTTGGCGTCCCTTTCCTTGATAGGAAGGTAGTCAAGATATTCCTGGTATGGTGCATCAACTATGTTAATATATTCCCTGTCTTTCGTATATGTCATTTTTGTAATTACCAATTCTGTAATTTCCTTAGAAATCGGAAGTTTAATATTCACCCCCGTATACCCAAACGATGTCTCTAGTAGACAATGAAAATCGTCCTGGGTAGCCATATATCTCGCTAACTTCTCTCGGTCAACAAAGAACCCGACGCTAAAATCAATGTTCCTCATTGCTGGGACAAACAGAGCGTTTAGAGCATTTCCATGATTATATGTGTAAATATTACCTTCTTCGTTTTTAATGTATTCCCAAATGTACTTTACACACTTGTGAGCGTGGGCAGCCGATTTACACCCAGTCATTTGAAATGTTCCATTTTGACATATCTTGAAGTTAATCAATTTGTCCAACATCATAACTGTTGTAAAAGAATTACGAAACCACTTCTTTTTCTTCTTCTCAGTCTTCTTCTTTTTGAGGTCAACACCCCGTAGTTTCTCAATATGCTTTAGTGTAATAATGGATCCCTCTGGGATGTCTTTGTTAGGGTCTACAACCACCACCTTTTTCTTACGTCCGCGTCTTTTCGGAACAACGACATAATCAGTAATTGGTAGAAAATCAAACAGTTTAGGAAGGTTAATGACCAAGTTAGTCATTGCCGTAAACGTTTTAGTTGAAACCTTAATATCATCAAATTCGGGGAAGACCAAATCAGCCCCTGTTCTCTTTTTTTGTACTTCAGTCATTTATTACTTAAAGAGTATTTTTTCTTTAGATTCACTTTTCTTTTTAAAACTCGCAAAAAGAATAAACAAAGATGATATCATCTTTGTTTATTCTTTTTGCCGAACAGAATGTGTTCTCGTTTATCCTGCTGTGTAATTACTATTTTATGGTGTTAAATATCAAGAAAGGAATGACAATTATCTAAAGTCTTATTTTACTATCAAGTTACGTAGTAATATGAGTGTTATCTATCACAAGTTACTAGATAAGTATTATAAAAGTAATCTGTGTATGACTATCTCCAAAATAATGATGAAGATGAACGACTTGTTTGATGAGGATTTAGAATCGTATTAATTACGTGAAAATTTAAATTACAAGGTAATTTAAATTGTTGTAAGAAAAATGGGCGGAGATAATCCATTTTTTTGTATTATCGGGGTTGTCATTTTATTAAAGTGACATATTAAAATCAATACGAGAACTTTTTTGTTTCTTTATATTAAATAATATAAAGATGCCTAAATACGAGTTGTTGTCTATCAAACCCAGTACTCGAAAAGGAAAGAAAAAAATGGCTGTTTTCCGGAATATAAAGACTGGTAGGACAAAGACTACCCACTTTGGTTCGGCAGGAATGAGTGATTACACAAAACACAAAGATAAAGATAGGATGAAATTATATCTAAAAAGACATCGTTCCCGTGAGAATTGGAAGGACCCTACGACGGCTGGTGCTTTAAGCAGGTGGATATTATGGAACAAACCATCTTACAGAGCAAGCGTCAATGACTACAAACGGAGATTCAAATTTTAGTCTGTAAACATCGAGTCTATCTCGACAACCCAATTTGGTGCTTTTCGATTCTTCCAAGAAAGTAAATGGAATTTTTCAAAATAATAATAAGACCTATAAGAATCAATAACATCCTTACACCTGTAGATATCTGGCATAGCCTGTGCCGGTGGTGTCCAACCCACATCCGGAAGTGAGTCAGGAACATTCACTCCCATTGCCTCAATATACTGTTGACACTTGTGTATCTTACCATACCGAAACGTGTATTCCTTGCATAACTCTAATCCCAGTTCACACAACCACTTGTAATTCTCGGGAGAAGCCCGAGCCCATATGTTACATGGGTGGTTCTTGTGTGTCAACTTATATGGGGGTGTGTATGATGATTCCATAAGGAGATGTACAGAGCACAGTATTTGACAGGTTTCAAGGACCATTTTGACAACATGTTTGTCGGCGTGCATAACAGCACATATTCTCGGTATCATATGAAGGAAAAAGATGTTCATGATTTCGTTAAAGTTTTCATTAACCTCTTGAAAATTTTCAATTGTATTATGAACCTAACTTATTTCCAAAACTCTATCAGTCACTTGATAATTCTGTTATAGTACCAGTTATCAAAAATATTATTGTACCATTGGTTTAAGTACGGAAACGTTAAACAGTTCGTGAAGCAATACGGAACTGATATGGGATTTCGCTTGTGGAACAGATTAATTTTCGACATATGGATGTCTTTGTGGGATCTACATAATGTCTTGAATGTCGTTCACAAAGATTTTCATTTGGGTAACATTTTGCTACTTCTACAGGATGATAAAATAATCCCTCTTATACACGATTTTGGGAATAGTAAGATTAAAAAGGACGACTGGACTGTCACTGATAGACAAAATGACCCGAGTGGCTTTATACTTTCGATGCAATTTCAGCAGATGGAAACCGAGAATATACCCGGCGAGATACAATATTTTTTTGTATTATTTGATACAAATCCACCGAATCCTCAACGTCGATAGAAATAACCCCAATCTTCTCAATATTATCTTGTGATAACTTTTCTAAAAAGTCTGGTAACCTCTTGTTGAAATTTTTAGAGACACTCATAATATTTGACAGTCCTAAAATAGTATCGCTGTCAAAAGGGGTAAGAGTCCAATCAAGATTGTAAACCTTACCATCTTCAACTGAATAGTTTTCAAGAGCATCAAGTTGTTGCTTCTCCTTCTTATCAACATCAAATATCTTCTCCCACGGATGGTGTACAAGATTAGTAAAACAATATTCCTCCCAACCCACGATAGGAGCACCTGCTTTATCTATTATAAGACTCCTGTTTTCACCTAAATCACTCAGCGTATATGTAAACGGGGAAATACCATCTTCTTTTTTCACCATATAGGTATTCAACGTCTCCATCATTCTATCATTACAAAACTTTTGAGTTACATCACAATTGAAACAACTAAATCTTATTATAATAACCTCGGACGGGTACTCATTTGTAAACCTTTCCATGTCCTTCAAAAATGTATCAAACTCGGCAACAACAAAAGAATGCCAACCGAAACATTTATCATCCCCAACATCCTTCACAACCCGGATATCAAAACATCTAATACCGTGAGTTAACTGTGAATATATAGATGACTTCTGTGTTTGAGCCCATCTATTTACTTTGTGTTGAAGACCTGGTATATAAGGTATAATTCCAAACTTTTGAATTATGGTAGCGATTTTGTTTGGGTTTTCATACTTTACCTTCAGATCAACACCGGTATATGTCAAACTATCGTGAGTCCCGGGAAACACAATATCTTTCAACTTTGTATTGGAAGGGAGTTTACTCATCCAGTCGGGGTAATTTCTTGCTTCTGTTGGGATATTTAAATTATCCCAACCATTCATAAATACAATAATTATTATTGTTAACACAACAACAACACCACATATTATAATCTTGTAAGTTTTCATTTTACTATAGTAAAATATTTTGTTTATATTATCGTCAATCCAAGTAGGATTGAGGATTCTTGGAACAGTTTGGTGAAAACTTGCTTAACCACTTGCATACACCCATTTACGAGTGGTGGGGATCGAACCCACGAGCCCATTGGGCAGTTCTGTTTGAGAGAAAATTCGGTTGGCTGCTGGATGTTCCATATCCAAAAGGATTAAAGTTTAATGTGTTTAATCCAAACACTTTCATTTAGGCAGAAATATCCCTTGGTCTTTCCCAAGGTGTCAGAAGGCATATTTAAACTCACGTGTTTCCCCCAGAGTATAAGTTTTTTAAATCTTTAGTTTTATTGCTGAACATTCCTGATTGTATTGCTACAATCCTTGGAATGACGTGTTATATATTTATGTTTTTAATCTTTAAACAAATATTAAAAACTTACAAATTCATTGACAACTTACCGTAAAGAGTAGGGGTTACGATATAACTAGGAAACAGTAACTCAATCTCATCCGAAATCACTCCCAGTTCAGCGTCCATGACATCTTCAAAAGTTAACGCCTCGAGGGTCACAAGATACTTGTTAATCTCGGCGATTCTGTCATTGTATTGATTGACATGGAACTCTGGGTCGTAAGTCAGATAAGAGTTGACGTTGGCTTCCTTAATTTCTCCGATTTTGATGCGGATCTCTTCGGCTTTGTCCTCGTGGAATTTCTTATATATCTTTACCAGACGCTCCAATACGTTTTTCTCACCAATAGATTTGTTCCAGACACTGTTCGACGGTACACTAATATTAAAATGAGTATATCTGAGCGTTTGCTCAAATAGGTTATAATAGAGTTGATCGATAAAAGATTGATCAATAAGCATTTTATTATAACCAAGAAATTTTTAAATAACTTTTTAGTATTTACACCGACAAATCAAACTCTTGTTAAATACATCCTTGAATGGGCAATCATGACACAGATTAGATAAATATGTTACTTTAACGTTAGGATTTACAACTTTATCTACAACATCAAAATTACACACAGCCTCACCCCTCTCCTGTTTAGCAAGCAACTCCCTCTCCCGTTTAGCAAGCAACTCACCCCACCTTTTAACATCATTGCACACGAAAGGTGGCTTACTATTATTCCTGAATAATCTTACGAACTTCATATACATTTTATAATACCATCAAATTCTTAAAATGATTTTTTTTAAGAACAACATACACAAATAACGAAACATGAATCGCGTCACCAAATACGAAAAAGTAAGAATTATCGGGGAGCGCGCACAACAGATAGCCAGCGGAGCACCCATCAACGTTGACTACGAGGGGCTCACAGATGCTCTCTCAATCGCAACTAAAGAATATAACGAGGGTAAAATTCCATTTATTATACAGAGAACGTTTCCCAACGGGGAGGTGAAGGAAATTCATCTGATGGGAAACGATGACATAAAACTATGAGTTTAACTTGCTCAGATCAAACTTTTTAACAGTTCCCCCGTGCTCTAAATATATACCTCGCCTGGTGGTAAAATGCTTCTTCAATATCCCGTTGTTGTCAACAAGATCAAAGATGATCGGTTCAACCTCTTGAGTACGGAAAACTCTACCAAGATATTGAATAAAATATTCCTCCATATCAGATCCCAAAAGTAATGTATCCAGACTTGGATGGTCAAATCCGGTACCACACTTTTGAGATGTTCCCACCAACACCCTCGCACTCGTTTCAAACTCCTGCTGAGAACCAATCAAAGATGTCACGTCCTCACCCATTTCCGTCAACTTTTGAACCAAATATTCACCTTGAGACACCCTCTTAGTCAAAACCAAAAACGTTCTATCGGAATAATGACAAATAATATCCAGAATCAACTGGTTTCTTCCCTCGTCATTAGCCTGGGAGTCCAAAATAGACCCCCAATTGACACGCCCGTTCTTTGCTAGTTTCACAATCGGTGTAAATCCAGTCTCAACATGATAAGCAGTGTGTTTTCGCTTCAATTTCCTAATAATTTTATGCTTTCCAAAATATAACTCTAATAGGATATCCAACCCGTCAGGACGGTATGGTGTAGCCGTAAGACCAATTAAATAACGAGGGTAAACATACTGAAGAGATCTAGACAATGTCTCTGCCATAATCAAATGAGCCTCATCTATGATAACAGTTCCCACATTTGAGAAAAAGTCTTTCCCCATTTTACACACATTAATAGCATTCATAATATAGAAATTAGCATCATCATTCTTCTTAGACTTTGCTGTCACTCTCTGCACAATAGCAGTTGGACAAAATTTCATAACACTAGCCTCCCACTGCTTCATAAGAACGATTTTGTTAACAATAATCAACACATCAAATCCAATAGAACAAGCAAGACTGATAGCCCCAATAGATTTACCAAACCCAGTATATGCACTAATAATAACACTACCCTTTCTAGACAACAGGTCTAACGCTTCTTTCTTAACGACTTTCTGAGGTTCTCGCAAAGTACCTTCAAATTTCACTTCCATTTTAGGGTATTGACTCCTAGACGGTCGGGGTAGTTTCAAACTACGGTAGGCATACGCAAAAGGGAGATAGATATCATCTTCCTCTATTTCATATGGGTACACATACTTCGGGGGGGCGTTTGAATTATACTTGTTTGTTTCCAGTTTAATTTGTAATTCTTTGTTAATTCTCTCACGATACTCGTAAGGGAGATCGTCTAAAACAGTTTTACAGGACATTTTATTTTTGTTATTGAATTCTTAAATATAATTCAATAACAAAAATAAAATGTCTTTCGTCCTATCTCCACAAGAATATCAAAAGTGTTTACGAAAACATTCCTTATCTCTTTACCAGATAACAATACCTAACAGTTACAATTCGTGCTCTGTTTATTATTACATAGGGAAAACATTGTTAACGTTGAAAGAATACAAAAAATGTCATAAAGATCTTGTTGGATATATTCACACCCTAGTGGACTTTCAGGATGATGTCATAACAGTATTAGAAATACAGACAACCATCGGAGGGTGCGGATTTGGAACTCTGTTGGTTTGCGTCGCCACTATCAACGCTGGGCAGAAAAACATAGAATTGGATGATATGAGTGACAATTTCCGTAAACCAAACAACATATACAGAAACATTGGACTAGAATATATCGAAAATGGTATGCCTGAAATGATAGGGTCCACTCACAAGATACGTGAATTATGGAAAACTTTGTCCTTAAAATATTTCTAATCTTATAATTAAGTGTGGTATAAGATTAATCAACGCTTGACACGCCAACGTCCTGCCCTCGTAGTATACAACAATATATGTACCACCCCATAACTACAAATTTAACTAACTCTTCTTTGCTGAACTCTGGATCCTGTTCTGTAAACGGTGTGTCATCATTATCAGATACTGCTTGTTCTTGAAATTTATACGCCATGAAAAATTCTCCTATACTTTGTATCTGTTTAGGTACAAGTTTTTCCTGTTCAATAGAATCTGCCAATCCTCTAAGAAAAGGAATTAATCTAATATTTGGATTCTCCGTAATATTATCCATTTTGAACATAATTATACAAATCTTTAAGCAATCAGAATTTAAATAAAGAAAAAATATATTCTTGGTATGAATAAAATGACAACTCTGACAGGAAACTCCTCGTTTCAGAAAATTCGCGGTCTTGCCGCTGGTCTTACCGAACTTCAAGTAGGTGAAGGCAAAATGGGATCTCTTCGAGTAGATCTTCTCGCCGCTGGGACAATTGTACCTGGTCAACATGGCCCGGTAACAAAGGTTACCGGTTATACACCATTAGAGTTTTCCACCTCTGGCGCCCCAATGTGGCTTAACACTACCCCGGGGCTGGTGCATTCCACCAGCCCCAATGATGCGCGCCGCCTCACACTTCCGGCTAACGCTAAGGTTGTGGCAGCGACTGTTGAAGACGGAACCGTCACAACCGCCCCCGCAGGCCTTACTAAGTTCGACATTGGCTTACAAGCATCCATATCGACCCCCTCTAACGCTGCCTCAATCTTTAAGCAGGCCATGACTGTTGCCGTTCGTAAAAGTGTTGGATTTAATTTCGCGAGTGCCAAACTTGGAACTGCCGGTGTAGAAGACCCGGATGGTCCAACTACGCCAATCAACGATGTAACTGGTGTAACCGTCAACCCGTCTGCTACAATGACTGCGGGTAACCTTGTTGTTACTTTATATTACGTCCTCTAAATTTTTTAGAGGTTATTAAATCCCACGTTTATTTTGATTAGTCATCAATTTTGTAAAAGCCACTTTTATATCAATAATGAAAATTATTGATATGATTAATGTTTAAATTTTCATTTAAACAGCATACAAGTATATCAATAAATGAAAATTATTGATATAAGATTAATGTGTTCAGTCATTAAAAAAATCAACACGTATTTTAGTTCATCATCCCTAGATAATTCCCCCGAATTCAGAACAATCAAAGACAAGTTCAAAATCTATCAAAAAGATACACTAGAATTCATAACAAGTCTTGATAACACAGAACTTGAGATAATGGTGGGATGGGCTGGTATTTTAATGGACGAACCATTAAAGTCTAAACCCGAAGAACCATCGGTAGACTTGAGGAAAGAATTAAAGGCCCTTTTCGACGCAGAAGTAGAAACTTTACGGTTAAAATCTGAAGAACTTGTCAAAAACTCTGGGAACACCGTAAACTCGTTGCGGTTAGAATTAAAGGGCTTCTTGTGTAACACGGTGGAGGACGAACTTAAATCTTTACAATTAAAATCAGACAAACTTGTTACTGAAACAATAAAGACCGGTATTGACGCATTACAGGTTAATTCAGAAAAACTTGTAAATAAAACAGAATCGGATGTCAACGATTTACGGTTAGAACTAAAGGGTTTTATCAACAGTATGATAAAATCAGAGACTGAAATGCTTTGTTTGAAATCAAAAACCCTTGTAACAGAAGCGGTTAATGCTGAGTCTAATACTCTAAAGATAAAATCGGAAGAACTTGTTAATAAGGTCGAAACAGAAATTAAATCGTCCAAATCAAAGTCAGAAGAACTAGTCAGCGACGTTGAAGCAGACGTAAACGCATTCCGGTTAGAACTCAAGGGTTTTGTACGTAACACGGTTGATTCTCACGTAAACACCGCTCAGTTGAAATCTATGAAAACGATAAAAACCGAATTGGAATTACAGGCTGATTTAATGAAATCAAAAACCCACGAACTTGTTAGCACAGTTGAGGACGAAATTCATTCAATGACATTAAAATCACAGGAACTCACCAATCAAGTGACTGAAGCAGTTGACATGTGTAAACTAAAATCAGATAATATTGTTGTTAACGTAGAAGCGCAAGTGGACACGTTACAGTTGAAATCCAACAATCTTATAGTTAACGTAGAATCGGAAGTTGGTACATTGAAACTGAAAGCAAACGAACTCGCCGCAGAAACGGCGAGTAATCTTAACTCGTTAAGATTAGAACTGAAGGGATTTGTGTGTAATACTGTTGAGGACGAAGTGACATCGTTACAATTGAAATCAAAGGAAATTATCTCTAAATCCGTAGACTCGGGTGTAGAGATCTTACGCTCAAAATCGGATAAGGCAGTTAGCGATGCGGTAAAATCAGAAGTAACTCAACTATACTCAAAATCTAAGAAAATAGTAACAGATGCCGTTGAATCTGAAATGAAATCCCTGAGTATTAAATCTAAGAAAATTGTAAATGATTCTGTTGAACACGAACTCAAATCTCTACAATTAAAGTCAGAAGAATTAGTAAGCGACGTTGAAGATGAAATCAACTTATTGCGCGTGAAATCAAAGGAACAAGTGAAAAAAGCAATTGAAGATGAAGTCAAATTAGTTAGGGATAATTCAAAAGAACTAGTTAACAACGCCGTTGACAAGGAAGTCAAATTAGTTAGAGTCAAACTAAATGAACTTGTCAGTATCGCCGTCGAATCAGAAGTGAATATGTTGCGGATGGATTCTAAGAAACTCATTAGCGATACAATAGAATCGGCTGTAGTATCGCTACGATCCGATTCTAAGAAGATTATCATTGACGATGTTGACGGGGTCGTTAAGACTTTACACGAGAAGTTAACTACTCTTGTTAAAAATGCAGTTAGTACAGTTGAAGACGATATAAGCAATATGCGCCTGGACCTCAAAAGAATCGTTAGTAGTGCCGTTGAATCAGAGGTATACTGTTTACGAGAAAAATCAAAGGAGATTGTAAATAATTCGGTTGAAACAGAAATTAAAACATTACGACTCAAATCAAAACAACTCGTTAATAACGCAATCAAATCCACAGAATCGGAAGTCAAATCATTGAGGTTAAAAACAAATGAACTAGTTAACAACGCCGTTAAATCAACAAAATCTGATGTAGACACAATGCTTACATCTTCAAATAAACTTGTAACAACTACAACAAAATCAACGGAATCTGATATAAACTCGTTAGTAACAACCACAAAGAAACTGGTGGATAATGCCGTTGATGATGTTAGAGAAGATATTAAGGCTCTTCAGTTAGAGGTAAAGGAATCGGAGGTTAACTCTATAAGGGTAGAACTCAGAGATCTGGTAAACACATCAGTAGATTCAAAAATTAAATCATTGAAATCAGAGTCTGAGAAACTTGTAATACAGTCAGTAGATTCAAAAATTAAATCATTGACGTCAGAGTCTGAGAAACTTGTAATACAGTCAGTAGATTCAAAAATTAAATCATTGAAATCAGAGTCTGAGAAACTTGTACAAAAATTAATTTCTTCAAAAATAAATTCTTTTAAGGCAGATTCTGAGAAACTTATAAAAAAATCGGTAGGGTCTATCGAGTCAGAAATTAAAAGATGGACGTTAGAAACACAAACAGTTACAAATAAAACAGTAGATGATAAACTAAACTCATTAAAGGTTGAAATGAAAGAATTTGTAGAACATTCTAAATTACCCACACCTGTTAAGAAGCCCACGCCTGTTAAGAAGCCAACACCTGTTAAGAAGCCCACACCTGTTAAGAAGCCCACACCTGTTAAGAAGCCCACACCTGTTAAGAAGCCAACGCCTGTTAAGAAGCCAACGCCTGTTAAGAAGCCCACACCTGTTAAGAAGCCCACACCTGTTCCGCAAAAGGAAGTTATGGAGATGATAGTTGTAGATGGTAAATTGGTTTCAAAGGTGGAATATGAAAAATTAAAATCTGGTTTTGTTGAAACCAAAACCAATACTAAATCTGGAGGAGGATTTAGATTATCTCGTTAAATATTCTTATAACTAAAAATAGTTATAAGATAAATTAAGTTATTTAGAATCCAGATCCGCATTTACGAGCATCGGCACTCTGGGCTGTAGCAGCGCTGTGAAGGAATCGGGTGTTGGCACCACTGGACCCAGTTTTAAGGTGATTCCCGTAGTTGTGTCCGAAACTACCGACATTTGCGTGAACAGTATCCACTGTTGTGTTATGGGGTTGTGCGTAACCATGGTCACCACCACCGTCAAGTCCACCAGCATGAAGGGTAGTATATTGGAAATACTTAGGGCGGTGAGAATTTTCAACGTCTACACGGTCACTAGGGTGATGGCATCCAGCCGCCTTGTTTTTATAACTGTTCGGATGGGCATCACGCCCAAGACTATCTTTTCCGTGCCACACAGGGCAAACATTTTGACTAGGGTCCAACCAGCGTGCAGAATGACTGGAATGGGTTTTGTTATGATCTACCGTACAAGTACGAAGAGCAGATTGTAAAGATACACTCATTTTATTGTTATACAAGAGAAAGAAAATTTTATATTATTTGTTTTAGAATAATATAAATGTATTGTATTGTATTTTAAAAAAGAATAAATAATAATGAAATGATCAACGAGATTCTATCCTTAACATATGTTGGATATCTTACAATATATTGGTATTATAGTTTAATATGGTTTATTAAGTTTGGGAAAAATGACCTCCTTTATCAATATAAAAAAGTTGCAATCCACTCTTTGAAAGTTCAAGCGTCTGTTTTACCAGTATTAGGCTTCTTATTTTCCAGATTATATCCAAGTATCGTAAATATTGAATACGCTTTATCCGGCCCAGAATTCAATTTACACGAGTTAAACCAACTGTTCTTAATGCTTATATGGGAAGATGTATCTTTCTGGTGTATTCACAAAATACTACACCTACCTAAATTTTATAGATGGCATAAACTTCACCACAAACTCATTCACCCTGTGCCGTGGGGTGCTATATACGCTACATACACCGAAAACATAATGCTCAACTTTTTCCCCGTATTTGTTGCCCCATTGTTAGTAAAGTTGAAACTATGTTACATACCCGTTTGGATTATCATATCTGTAATTTCAAGTCTGGTATCCCATAGTGGAATAACAGAACACGATGTTCATCACAAAACGTTTGTGTACAACTACGGACCTATTGGAGTTATCGATAGAATCGTAGGTACTCATATGGGTATGACAGAATATAAAAAAAAATCATTATATACACGATATATTTAAAATACCATCATCTGTAACTAGGGCATTGTTTATGATAACTCTACACGATTCCGGATCATCTCTCAACTTTTTAGAAACACACGTTTGACAAGCAGCGAGAATATAATGGTTGTATTTTACAATTTTACCTGTCAATGTATTACACTTGTAACAAGGAAGTAACCAACCTTTTTTAATTCTTTCAGACGCATTCTTCCAGTCTCCTTTAATTTCAATGGTTTTATTCATGTTCTATTTAAAGGTAGTAAGTCTTTAAACAAAATGTCAAAATACTCAGATCCTGAAAACATAAAGGACATAATGGAATCGCTCAAAACTATGCCCACGATCGGTGATATTAAAATTCTCATTGATAAAACTTTTCCAAACTGGATCATCACAACAGTAACCAAATATTCTTCCGATTACCCCCACCTAACTATGAACTGGTCGAAAATAACCAAAAAAACAAAAGTAATACCTACCGAAATAATAATAGTAGAGGAGATGTCTTTTGACGACAATCACACTCTTCTTGGGGTATTCGCCGATATACTCTCTCAATCTGGTTTCTCAGTGAGAGCAAAGACAGATTATATTCCGTGTGGTGTCTGTAACGCGGCGATACCATCTCCTATCATACACTCCCAATTTAAGAACCTTGGGATCAAGTGCCCAACAACGTGGGCACCCAAATGTTCTTCTTGTTAATCCTATTGAAATATATTGTTCACCAATATATTTAAACTGTTAGTTGGAACTACTTACTACCTCAGACACATGATGCATAACCTCCTTTAATTGGGCTAGTTCAATGGGCTTTGTTATAAAATATTTAACACCGATTTTCTTACATTTTGACCGATCTATTTCCATAACGGATGCTGTAACAACGACGACCCTAGGAAGTACCCAACCCATTTTACGAATAGCCCCGATTACATCATACCCGTCCATAACGGGCATACGCAAGTCAAGAAGTAATATCTCGTACGGGTTATTGTATTCTATTGCTGTTTTCATCATATCAAATGCAACCCTTCCATTTTCAGCGGAATGAACATTGGTGTAATTTAAAACAGCCAACATATTTAATAACAAAGATCTGTTATAACCAATATCCTCAGATATCAAAATCTTTATGTTCCTGTTACAATATGATGGCGAGTTGGGTGACACGGGAATACTATCATCCCCAATGTAAGCGGTTGGCTTATGAGACTTTGATAGTATTTTGTGCATGGATGTAAATAATTGGATCTTATTTATGGGCTTCTCCAATTTATATTCAAAATTTGTAGATCCTAAAAATGAATCCACCGACGACAATGCTATTAACGGAAAGAATGGACGTTCCTGCTTAATCTGGTCGGCGAGTTCAGTACCCGTTATACCGGGCATGCAAATATCTATTAACCCTAGGGCGAAATCGTATCTATTACCCATCACCATCCTCAATGCCTCTAACGCAGACGCACAAATTATAGGTTTCATACCCCACTCAAACAACATCTCGGACAGAACAATTCTATTATCGGCATTATCATCCACAACCAAAATCAGTTTACCGTTTAGTAGTTTGGCATCACGTTCTATTGTCTTAGCAATATCCTCATACTCTTGAAATTTAGCGGTGAAGGAAAACGTTGAACCTAACCCCAACGAACTCTTAACTTTGATTTCACCACCAAGAAGGGATACCAATTTTTTAGATATAGCAAGTCCAAGACCAGTTCCATTTTTTGTAATAGACTCTTCTATTTGCATAAACGTACTAAACAACTTGCACTGATCCTGTTCAGATATTCCTATCCCATTATCTTTTACTATAACCTGTAATGTGTTTGGTTCTGGACAATTGAATATGATCTCTATGTGACCACCAATGGTCGTGAATTTATTAGCATTTGAAACTAGATTTACTATTATCTGTACTAATTTTTGCTTATCAAGCATTATAAAAGATGGCATGTAAGGGTCAACCACGAATTTAAATTTTTGTTTCTTGTCAGCCATTCGCGTCCCCATAGCATCACCTACACATATTGATATCTGATCGATTGAGAAACATTCGGTATTTACACCCATCTTACCAGAGGACAACTTTGAGAAATCTAAAATATCATTAATAATAGTCATCAACTGAATACTACAATGATTCATAGAAGTTAGGTATCCTTTCTGTGTAAAATTTAAAGGTGTTTGCATTAATAATTGATTGTACCCTATCACACCGTTTAGGGGAGTTCTTATCTCGTGACTCATATTTGCGATAAATAATTCATTTGAATCATACGACGAATCTGAATATATTTTCTTATAATTTTCTACTAGTTTTTGTTTGTTGAGTATTAACTGTGTTATAGAAATACAAGGGGTAATGTCAATCATAAGGTCTTCCTTATAATCCCTAACGCTATTAATAACACACACAACACCTATGTGATCTCTGCATACGGTTATAGGTATAACCATTATATTTTCAACAGTATAATCACATTTGAAACCACTATTACCAATACCGTCGTTTGATATGACTATGTTTTCCACCGGACTAATGCTTTCAAATATAACATCGGGGTTTAGTTTAGAATCAAGATTTATATGTTCTACACATACATACTTATTTTCAGCACCCTTTTTAATAAACATTGCCCCGGAACGAGAGTTGCTTTTGTCCAAGAACATAAGTAAAAGATCTGGTATACTTTCGGTTCTGTTTACGAAACTCGTTAAATAGTTTTCGGTAGTATTGTTGTTTGCCATCCTTATTTTCTTATAAACAATACTTATTTTTATAAGAAAATGTTATTCATTTGAAACCCATCATCATTCTTGTCATTTCGTAAGACATCTGCCCGTCACTATATTTACTTAACTCTGGGAATTGAGCCAATGACTCACCTCTTCTAACTGTCTTTAATATAATTTTAGTTTCCTTGTCGTCTGTAGTCATGTCTGATTTATCAAGGGATGTGTTTATTTCAATCTGATTATTATTTATGAGAGAGGTGACCACGTCATGCTCATACTTACTATCAATTTGTATGGTTGGTTTGTAAGGGGTTGGTGCAATAAGACCACTCGTCTTGGCGATATTAGCGTGTTTCTTTTGAATATTTTCTGGTAACAAGGGTGCTGCCATAAACAGGTCATCAAAAGACTTTCCAATCCACGACAAATACTTTTGGGCGGGGATTCTGTCATTTCTATATAAAGCCAACTGTCTCCTAACATTACTCTCAAGGGATGTATATTTTGCGGCCGTGTTCTTGTGAGCAGAACTTAGTTCTTCGTAGTTTCCGAATTTTACAATAGCAACTACAACACCAGATAGTGACGATAGAATAGCAATGACAATAGAAAAGGTCGGGTCTTCATCTGGGTGCATAGACGCGTCAACTGTAGATATTATACCAGCCAATGGACCAAGCAATATTCCAAGTATAGTGTAAATGGAAAACATTTTGGAAGTTCGTTGAGCATAATCGATGTGCATGTGTTTGTAACTTTTAGAAGATTCTCCTATACCATGTACAGTTTTTTCTATCTTATCATTCCACATTGCTTGATGGGGTGGATTTTCTATTTTTATTGAAGATAATTCTTGTGGATTCCTTCCAAGAACTGGACTGAATGTATTCATTTGAATATATGTTTTTATCTTTTAATACTAAAATCCTATATATAATAAAAATGATAAAAGAACTCGTATTCTTCGTAATAACCACCATCCTTTTCTTCGCGTTTGTAAAGGGATTAGATTCTGATCTTCTGCCAAAAACAATTAACAAGAACGTTATGTTTATTGTAGCATCCATAATATTAGCAGGAATATTAACTATCTTGAGTAAAGTCTCACATGATAATAAGGACTGTTTCACTTTCATACCACCGACCGAAAAGAAGAAAACATGCCCCTATGGAAATATAGAGAGAAAACCACGTCCTATCCCTGAATATGTAAAGTCGGCTGGACGTCCTGAACAGAAACCCAAAACCATTCTATCAACTACCCAAAATCAGAGATGTTCAGGACTTTTACACGGACGTGCTTTACCCGAATTCGATCACGTTCCTGAAACTAATCACGAATGGAAATCACCGACATAATAATTTCTCTATCTAAAAACAAAATATAGATATAAAAATGTCAAAAAAAGCGTTTATTACCGGAATAACTGGTCAAGACGGGAGTTACCTCTCTGAATATCTACATTCTCTGGGATACGAAGTATACGGAATAATAAGACGAAACTCAGTTCCTGAAAACCAAAGCACAAGAATATCCCACCTCCGAGATGCTGGTGTTTTAACGACAGTATACGGTGATGTGACTGACCCCTGTAGCATTGAACGGATGCTTACAGAAATTCAACCTGACGAAATCTATAATTTGGCGGCTCAAAGTCATGTGAGAATTAGTTCTGACATACCATTATACACAACTCAAACAAACGCAATCGGAACGCTAAACATGCTTGAGGCTTTTAGAAAATGTTGTCCCACCGCCAAATTTTACCAAGCAAGTTCATCGGAAATGTTCGGAAATTCAATACAGGTTGGTGGTGTCCAGAACGAGGACACCCCTATGCTACCAGTCAGTCCGTACGGGTGTTCCAAACTGTTCGCTCATCACATTACAAAACACTACAGAACTGCATACAATCTATACGCTGTCAACGGTATCCTCTTTAATCACGAATCCCCTAGACGTGGTGAAAACTTTGTTACAAATAAAGTTGTAAAGGCGGCCGTTAGAATCAAATATGGTCTTCAAACAACCCTAGAACTTGGAAACATGGACACATATAGAGACTGGGGGCATTCAAAAGACTATGTGAGGGCAATGCATATGATGTTAAACCATACAGAACCTATTGATTTTGTTGTATCTACCGGAGTTGCACACTCTATTAAGGACTTATGTGAGTATGTCTTTAGCAAATTAGGATTAAAATACACAGACCACGTGGTTCAAAATGAAAAATATATGAGGGCAGAGGAACTACAATACCTGAAAGGGGATTGTAGTAAGATCAAGGAAACTTTGAATTGGAAACCAGAATACACATTTGAGACTCTTCTAGACGATATGATAGACCATTGGGAAAATAAAATCAACTAGAAACCCCATTTATTAACAGTCCTTGGACCACCCCACAATGGTTGAGAGATTGAACCCCATAAATTAGGTTTTTTACCGAGAACAGAAGAACCTGTAAACAGATGAATACACTTTACATCATCCGTAAGCAAACCAGCCTTTTTAATTAAAGGTTTTGTTGTCTCATTTATCATATTTGGTTCCCAATAAAGTACAAACATCGATTTGTCTATCTCAGATTCAACCGAATTTGTAGCAGTTTTTATCATCTCGTGAAAATATTCTCTCATTTGATTCAACAAACCAGAACAGGTAGTCTCATCGGTAAATTGACCTTTCACAACTTTTATATTTGTCCCATCTATTTGAATCTGAATCATTCCGGTTATACTTATATCACTATAATTATACGTTGTAACATTATTAGCATCATACACCCTATTGTCTGGTGCTATATTCTTAGGATAATATAGAAGTATCTTGTCGAAATCACTACGATAGGTAAAAGGTTCTACATCATCAAACCACATTTTGAGATCCGATTTAACCAGTTTTACAGATGACTGGTGTGTACTGGATCGATCTATTAATAAAAGATTCTTGAAAATCTTTGTTGTCATTTTCTAATAATATTAGGACAATTCTTATAAATTAATATTAAAAGACATGATCAATATAATATAAAATGGACATACTAACTTGGCTTGACAATTCTGAACAATTTCAACTAACGATTAAAGACATACTTGATATACCACTTAATAAACCTGTTCTAATCTTTTGTATGGACAGGAATGTTATCGATTTATGTGACAAGTCAACAACACCACTAGCACCCTCGTTTTTTTTCAGGAAGAATTACTTCTTTTTTTTTACAAGAACAGAAGGAATTATCGGAAACTGGGAATGGACGTTCAACAAAAAAAGAATAGATATTGAAAAGGAATTTGATATTAATTTGGATACATGTTGGTATCCTCTCAAAGATAATCAAGTACCAGATAAAGATGAACAATGTTTGTTCGACTTTGGTGAAATGGCAGGAAAATCTTATACCGATTTCCCACCAAATACAAAAGTTGGGTGGAGAGGTCCAATGATGATGGCGGATGATATGAACAAACTTCCATTTGTTTACAACAAACAAAAACACAAAATATAATTCTAAATACTAATAAAATGAGAACCGTTATATTAGTATCTGCTCTCATAACAGGTGTTTACTTAGCACAAAATTACAAGTTGCCAGATGTTAAAACATGTGTAATGAAGGGTGTCAGAAGTGTAACAGATTGAAAAAAAAATGAAATATTATTTCAATACACTAGAATTATTGTAGACAATGGATTTACAACACGAAGAACAAAATATTGACCCACCCAAAACAATAGTTAAGACAACTGTTTTGCGAGTGACAAAAGAACAGGCCATTGATGCTATTAAACACGCTCTTATGAGTGGAAAGACCAATATTCGAGTGGAAATCGTAGAATTTGACGAAGAACCATACCCTTCTTCGGATGAAGATCGGTATGGTTCTGATGAGGAAGAGGATTTTGATCACATGATGATCAGAAAGGGTCTTCGACCAGCGTTTGATCACGAGAGGTTTGGGTGGAAACTTGATTAATTATATTATTAATAATATAATTTCTTAATTCAATCAGATAACTTCCTCTTTTTGTTTGGGACAAACAACTTTTGTTGTTTTATGCAATCCTTGAACGTTTTAATATCATTTGGTGAAGCAAACTGGTTATACCGCGCCCTAATACTAATATCGTCATCATCACACTTGTACAAACACATATATTCTGCGATCAATTCGCAAATATAAATATCCCGAGCGGCTTTGGAAGCAATTATAGTCTCGTGTGTTTGTTTATACAACGGGGGAACACGAGTGTTTTGTTGAGAAAGTATTTCTACACCATAATACGGGGGAATGGTGAGGGAGGGAGGTTTGTTTTTTCGAACAAAAGGTGGGGGTGAGTTACAAGAGACTGGTGTCTCAACACCATTCGGTTCACATTCAATATAAATATCACTGGTGCTAGATGACGTTCCTCTCTCCGGTATTTTACGGGATGAACACATATAAACAAAACAGGATGTCGTAAAAACACCTACCACAAACCCACAACTAGAATATATAATAATCATTGTGTCAATCATGTTTATATATTCTGATTTACACCTTAAATCTAATTAAAGCAAAAAAAATAAAGCAAAAAAGTCCATACCAAATATTTGGTATGGACTTTTAATATAATTTTATCTGGTTAACATCATTGTCTAGGAGACGATACGTTTTACCATACCCTTGTTCCATTTCTTCCCCCTTTTGTACATACGCCTAGAGTTGAGACTCTTGGCGATATAAGATGGTGAACCACTTGACTTGGTGATAAAGTTAATGATCTTCAACTCATCTGGGTTGCGAGTAACCTGGATGGACCCGTTGGTATCCCGAAAGTGCTTCATTCCGTACTTGGGACGTCCAATATGATCACCGCGATCACGACGCATCTTGATGCTCATATTAACCCGGTCGCTTAGAAGTTTGGACTCCTTCTGGGCATCCAGAATACTCTGGGTGAAAGCAAGTTTATTCTGATCGTAGCGAAGATTCTCAGAGAGAGAATAAACAACAACACCCCGATGGTCGAGATCCTCAATCCAACTGAGACTCTCAAAAATGTTCCGGGAAAGACGATCAACACGGTAGATGTAGATAACATCACCAGATCCAGCAGCCTCGCCAATCTTCACAAGTTCATCAGGGATATTCCTATAAGCACTCGCTGAGATCTGACAGATCTTGATGCGGTGGTTGGGAGTCTCCTTCCTAGAAAGATTTTGAAGTTCAGTTGACTGTGCATCCAGCGACACATGAGTACCACCAGCCTGCTTCTTGGTGCTCACACGACAGAAGCAGTAAGCCGTTCTGATATTCTTGGAACCGAGATATTCAGAGATCGCAAACTCACAGTCAGTGTCCTTGTCAGCCACCCAACTGGCTGGAACACTCTTACCATATCCAGTGTCCCAAGAAATTTGGAAAGACCATCCATCGGAGGTGACGCGGTGATCCATGACAGACTTTACTGCGCATTGGTCACCCTGTACCTTGATAGCACCAGATGACTGAGCATTTGTTTCAGTATTGATAGAACTCATACTAAGTTGCTCCATAAAAGCCCGAACTGATTCGGCCTGATCCTGAGGAACGAACATTGTAATATCAGTTTTGGTTGTTTGGTTAGACATTTTGTAATATTATACAAAATGTTTGTATAATATTCAATTTTTTATTTTTATTCAAATAGAACTCGGATCCATACCTTCAAAATTTCTTTTATTCAAGGCGAGAGTTCTAGAATGGGCTACCGGAAATTTGCTTTCTGTTGATCTCAATCTACTACCGGCTCTAACTTGAACATTCATTTCTTCGTTCGAACGTATAATAGCATTCTTTCCAATCTTCCTATCCTTGAAAACACCACACACTTCCTTCTTTTCAGAGTCTTCAATTAGTTTGTGTACACACACGTCCGGATTATCAATACATTTCTCATAAAAAGGTTCGATACAAGTTAATTCCGCTGTTTTATCCGTGTTACATACAACAACCAACGCATCTATTTTTTGTGACAAAACACCTAGTTGGTCAGTCACTGTTTGCATCGCTATCTGCATTGTTCGCATCGCGTCTCTCATTTCAATTAAGTTTTGAGTTGCCATATTTATTGTAAGCAATATGATTATAGATACGTTTATAAATTTAACAAAAATTTATAATTAGTTAATAAGTTGGAATATTAGACGCGGTTCTTGTAAACCTTCTGCTCACTCTTGGAAAGAGCCTTCCACTGGGCCCCGAGCAACTTGGTAATGTCCTTCGCCGACATGTCCTCGTTAGCCTCTTTAGCAGCAACACGATGTTCCTGGCTGTAAAGTTGATAGGCGCTGAGTTTCTTACCAGTCACTTTCTTACTAGTCACTTTCTTACCAGTCACTTTCTTGACAGGTGCCTTCTTGACAGGTGCCTTCTTAGCAGGTGCCTTCTTGGCGGGTGCCTTCTTGGCGGGTGCCTTCTTGGCGGGTGCCTTCTTAGCAGGAGGGGAACCACTAGGCTCCCACGCAGCCTTCTCCTTAAGGTAACGTTCCTTGTCATCAGCAGCCATCAGGGTGAAAGTCTCAAGTTCATCGGCCCGATCAACATCCTCCTTCAGGAGATTCCACCGCACACCAAGTTCGGAAGTGACATCCTTAGCACTGAGATCAGGCTTTTCCTCCTTCAGAACAAGACGCTCAGAAGCACAGAAAAAGAGGTAACTAGACTTGGAACGCTTAGGTGCGTTGGGATCCTTCTTGCGCTTACCCGTCTTGCCAGTACAAAAGTCAACGGGAGGCGTATACTCAGACTTCTCGAGCGCGTAACGCTCCTTGTCCTCGGCTGCGAGGTCAACATACTTCTGGATAGAATCATCACCCTCTGCCTTCAGAAGATTCCACCGAGCACCAAGGGCCGAAGTGACATCCTTAGCACTCATATCGGGTGTCTCCTCCTTGATAACAATACGTTCCTCTACGCAGAAAAAGAGGTAACTAGACTTGGAACGCTTAGGTGCATTGGGATCCTTCTTGCGCTTACCAGACTTCTTTGCGCAACCGGCAAAAAGAGCCTTAAACTTAGACTGATTCTCATCAGTCGACCACTCATCCTCAATACTCTCAGAATCCCCGTTAGTGACGAGAAATGCCGATACAAATTCATTTACAATCTTCAAATTAGATGACATGTTTATTATTTTACTAAAACGACTGTGTTCTTAAATTCAAATTAAAATTAAAATCAAGTTCTTACACCTTGAATTCTTATTTATATGGATAAATTCGGGTTAAATTGCCTGATCTTTAATTTTCAATAATATCCTTTTAATACGTTAATGGTCACGCTTAGAAATAAAGTCATTAATATCACACCCAATACATTTGTCACGTCCATTTATAACGCTTGTTGAAATTCCCACAATCCAGATATTACCCCATATTCCATATTTTTGGAAAATGGATTGAAAGAAAAACGTTTGGATAAAACAAGACGGTAGAGATCATTATCTGAAAATGAATAGGTAAATATAAATCTGTTTTAGAAGAATATTATGTCCATAATAATAAAAATGGGAAATACAACTTCGTGTACAAATCTACATGAATATAAAAATGCATGTAACTTCAGCATGTGTGTAACGGATGTTTTCGGTATAAAAGCGTCATCCGCATCACCTACTGACCAATGGCTCTTAACTCTTCCACCAAACACCAAATATAATGACAAAGACATTAACCAAGCGTTTATGAAATTCTTTACCAACCCTGTTAGTGTTGGATTTGTAATGAGTCCTGATGATATCTCTAAATTAGACGGGTTAACATACGAAATTAGACTATACAAGGATGTTATTAGACCTCTCATAGAGTATAACATATGTCCAAATTTTGTTAAATATCTGGGGAGTTCTGAAGGATGTACCAGTGACCAAATGAAAAGATTCCTCCAAAAGGCTCTTGTATCAAAAACGACAACATTGCTTACAGCAGACGTCATAGATGACGTCTTTGAAAGAAATGTTACTTACATGCTTAACGGTATACCTAATAGACCATCGATTAACGATCCAACTGGATTACATGTCCCTGAATATAACATAGACATAAAATACAAAAACATGTATCTATACAATATTTTGATAAACGAAAGCATGGGAAAGAATTTACAATATCATGACTGGATATCTGAGAGACACCCCACCAGACAAACAGAATACACTCTGTCTGATTGGAAAGTATTATTTCAATTTATAGCGGCATGTTACGCAATGTCGCTATCCAAGATGAGTCACAATGATCTTCACACTGGTAACGCGTATGTTGTAAAGGTACCGGACGAAGAAGTAGCCTATGTTCTGAACGGGAAAGTATACAGATTCAAAGTTGCTTACAAGGTTAAAGTCTTTGATTTTGACAGAGGATACTCCCCTAGATTTGGGGAAAACAGTATTAACAACGACTACATGTGTTCAACCTACAATATGTGTAACAACTTGATTCCAAATAGAGATATAATCAAATTCTTTACATACGTTTACGAATTCACACTAAACGCTACAAACAAGGAAAATATACTTGATATAATAACAGATGATCCGTCACAAAGATTATATGTTAAGCAAATATTAGACAACCCAAAAACTAGTCATGCTCTTAGAAAACCAGAGGATCTTGGTGTCATAACAGAGCCTGAATTTACTCAAGGGTTCGCAACACTAGATTCTATGATTGTGAAATGTGGTCGTGTGATACACGCATCGGGAGATGTGCCAGCAACATTTGATATGAATAGCATATTTACATGTAACCCCGATATGTTTGACTCTAACGGTATTGTTAAAAAACCAAGCGCAGCAGAAGCATTGATAGGAAAAGGATCAGGCAAAACTCTAATGAATACTATTGCTAAAAAAGACGCAGAAATTAAAACCATAAAGGATGATCTAGAAGAATATAAAAGGACACAGAACGTAGAAATCAGAACACTCCAGATCAAATTAAAGGATTGTCAAAGTATAATGGAAACTCACGACTTGTGATTTAATAAAGTTATAATAATTCTTAATTATTATAATACCGATTATCTTAACCACCAGATGTATATTCAGTCACCCACGCACAGTTGAGAATGGGTAAATTAGTTACACGACCCTCCAGAATATCTCGCTCAAGAGAAGCCAACACGATAGAGAACGTATCATCGTCCATGGGAACTTCCCCGTCACGGTTACTCTCAACGTAATCAGTGAATAGTTTACCCAAATTACAAAGGTCTGTTGCCACAATAACAGATGGGTCGCTTTCATCACGAGCATATACTATTAACACGTGTAGTACTGACATTTTTATCTAAAATTGAATGAATATTCATTCAATTTTATAGTTTGTCACTTCCCACTGTCAATATAGAAAGAAGTACAAAAAGACATAATAGCCTGAACGGCATCCGGACCGTTCATATTAGAGATTAATGTCTCAACATAATTCATCGGCTTGAGACCGCCAAAAGTACTAGTCAATCGCATATTCTCCTCGTGGAACTCCTCACACCAATCGTGATTAGTTGTATCATTGTCGGATGGGTGAACCATCCAACTGCTTGGCTCGCGATAATCCAAGAGAAACGTTTCACACCCACGATCCTCGGTCACCTCTGGATCACAACTGTCCTGCGAAAAGTTGTAGAATGAATTGTCCTTTTCAGACGACTCATGCTCAGACATGCACTCTCCGCAACAGGGGCGGTAATCTGGATCTGAAATATACCAGTTGTTAGCATCAGAGTACTGGTGATCGTTCCACGTAAACGACTGGTTACCATCCTTATCATAAAAAACCGTTTGATCAGCGAAAGTGTCAGACATATCACGATCCAAAGTAAACAAACAAACGTCATAGTTGAAATCTTCACTGTCTCGCATAAAAAGCGTGTCAACATAAATCTTCTTATGCCACTTACCAATAATAGTCGACGTGTACTCACAACCAATAGTGTAGACCTTCGAATCACCATAAAACTTGTACTCATACTTAATAGTTGAAGAGTCCTCGCTGGTATAACGGAGCAACATAGAACCTCCCTCCTCGGAGTGATCCCCTTGAATCTTGGTGATATATTCCAGACCAGAAACCAAATCCCAAAGACCGTACCACCACACCGGGGGAACAGATTCTTCAAACAGTGAAGTTGTTGGATATGAACCGTTACGATAGGAAACCTCCTCGTCGGAGTAATAATAATCTTGAGAATGGAGTAAATGAAACATTTCAATCTTTTTTTGTTAACACGTTGACATTATTTCAATTTTAGAACATAGTACTATAAATAAATGTCAAGTGTTAACAAAATATGCAAAAGGTTGAACACATTCTATCAGGTTAATGTACTTGACGAAGCATCATCTGAAGTAAAACAGTTTTTTAAGGCTGTCATAACTTACCTAATGTACATACAATCATCCAAAAAATTCCCTGAATTGAACACATCGTTCAACGATCTTTTATTTAACTATTTCTTCCCCGACAAGAATGCATCAATATACTTTCTTAAACAACTATCGGGTCCTTACCATCTAACATCACTCACAAGCAAAGAACACACAAAAAATGTTTACATATTCGGGGAACAACACGTCATGGAAAATCCCTGTGACAAAACTATTTACGGACGCCCGGCAACTCTGGTTATGGTAAAATATTTAAAAGACGTTCTAAGAGAAACACCAGTATTTCTAGACATATTCATTGAAGATAACTGGAGTTACTCCTCCTTTTACAACAAATACGACAGGGCAGAACTAGATAAGAATATAACTGAACAACAAACTCTTAACAATATTAGAACAAGTTTCGCAAACTGTAAGGCTCAAGACCCGAATTGTATATGGAACGACGTTGCTCGTATCCATTACATAGACGTCAGGGGTTCCATACAAGTGCAAAAAAATACAGAATTCTCAGACTTCTTCACAGTCAATCACGACCTCCTGTGGAAAAGAGACTTGACAACTATTATCAAATGGTGCAAAGAAATGAAAAGTAAAACAGCGTCAACTTACACAACCTACATACAGAAACAGTTTAGCACCGGAAACAAATATATGATAAAAGAACTCAAAAGATCCACCCAGTCGGTAGCCATAAAAAAATGGGTTAACGATAAACTAAAAAAACATGTAGAATCACAGTTTACATTCGCAAAATTCGCTATAGGCAAAATTCTGGACTTTCACATACCAAGTCCCACGACGGCACACGAGAAATTAATGAAAGATGCGAAATTACTTCCATATCTTAGAAGCCTCAAA